CGGAGAAGATTTCCGTGTATTTTGAAAGATGAGTTGGGCATTCGCCCATTTGTTCATTGCTTTAGTATACTCACATAGCTAGCGCTATGCGACTATATCATGACAATGAGATTATACTTTTGAAGTACTACGAGGTCTCTCAACCCCGATTTTTCAGCTATAATAAGTAGCTATCATTACGATAAACTTATAACCGCTTTTGCGTCCGGTTGCACAAATGTGTGCATCCGTGAGATCCAACGAAACTATCTAGTGTTTGATTAGATAGATTTTAGCTGGTACTCTTATATCTTATATGGATCATAAGATTTGAGTATTAGTAGGATTTGTAATCCTACATGTGTCCAGTGCGGACATCAGCGATTTACTAAACCACCATATATGAGCTGCCAAGCTCTGGTGAACGATTTACAATCGTAAATAATATGTATTATACATTTTTATATAGAGGACGTTTTACCCAAGGTCCCCTCTTGCGAAGTGAGAATTAGTATGTATATTTGTAAACCACATGATTTTGAGGCTTAGTATTAAAGGACTAAGTAACGTGACACTACAACCATTGGTATTGTAGATCTATGTAATTGCCCGACGATTACGAATAGATTAAACCGGGAAAGCTAACTATATATATACGAGTAGTATGGTGATATTTTGATATTACCCGAACCGTTGAATTAGTATGCGCACTGTAAGTCGAGTCGTGCCGACACCAAAACGATGGCCCCCCCAGTACCCGAGATCCCATCTCGATCTATTATTTTTGAAACAACCTCTTTAACAACTAACTCTTTATTGAACCGTGCGACAGTGTTCATTAAGAGTGTTGATTTTGTAAATCAACAAAATTTTGAATCTTTAGTTTTAATCCAAAATCTTCATGTAAACCGCAGCGCCAGTGTTTATATGGAGAGTATCGATTCTTTGGCGAATGAGCACAGTCGATCAATTTTGACCGGATTACAACCAAAACAATTTTGTTTATCTAGTGTAGAAGAGGCACTAGACGAAACCTTTGCAGATGATTTTTATCTTCGTAAGAAGTTCGCTGCGAAACATCGCGTTAATAAACGCAATTTTGATAAGATTGATCGAAGACATCAATTAAGTAATAAGTCTTGGAAGAAACGTCAAGATAAATTACACAATGGTGCTAAGTATAAAGAGAAGAAATTCTTTGATACTTTGACCTGGTGGCAATGGATTCCTGTTGAGAAGATTTGCCACCATTTTAATGTTCCAGAGAGTCCACCTGGAACTATTGTACCTTACCCTATGTGGATTAGATGTTGTGTTTTAGCTCCTTTCTTTGAGGAGATATTTAAATTTGGAAGTATTGTTAATACTACAACCTTGATTATGTTAGAAATCTTTGAAAGGAAAGATTTTCCTCCAGAGATGACATTTGAGAGTATACTCTCAAGGTTTTTGACACACTTTACTCTTATGGCTCTTACGCCAGTTATTAGTATTCCACTTCATACGTGGTATAACTATAAAACTTTATGGAAGAGTGATTTTAAAGCTAAGAGATTACTTATGTTACACACCATGTGTTGTAGTAAAGTTAATTATTCTAAAATGCTTAAGTTATTGAGTGATTTTTGTAATAAACACATAATTACTATTAATAGTGAGATTAATATTGATTGTACATGTTTGTTTGTAGAGGGAGAACAGGAAGACGAAGAAGAATCTGTCATACCTCATAACCATCATTTTATTAGACATCAAGATGAGATGCTCAATACATTATGGTTGATCAATGAATTATCTACTTTTCATAATGTAGATGATCCGTTTGATAATACTGTTCGTTCATTTGTATTATATGCTGAAGTTATTCAGAATTCTGATTATGAGTCCGATAAGTTATCAGACATCAATCAATTTTGTATTGATGATACTATGACTGTAGGTATTAGATCTTATCGCGAGATTATGCGACTAGAATTACCTATAGATCAAGTTCATTTTCTCTCCGTTTGGAGGGAAGCTTGGAATGCTAAGAGTATCCCATCTCTTATTGTTCATTTGTATACTATTTGTAAACTAAGTGGCTTTTCCATAAAAGTTACTGTTGAAGATATTTTTCGAATCTTTGATACATATTTAAAACCTTTAGGTGATACTTTAATGGAGTATATTAAAGGATATACACCACAGGGACCCAATGTGTGGGTCATGTTATTTTCATATTTTACTGGAGTTGAATCTGAAAGGATTCTATCTAGTGATTTGTACTCTAGAGTTTTACGAGTACGAGCCTATGTTTGGACATTCACAATGTTCGTTATTGCAGGTTTATATTCGTTTACTCCACCTACTTTTAAGGAATTTATTTCTTTTAGTAGTATTGAAGGCTTATTCGATCAATTGTCTAGTGAAAATGTGATTGATTTTATAAAAGTATTGTTTGATAAAGTTTGGCTCTTCTTTACTTCAAAAGAAGAGACACGTAGTTTTTCAAGTTTATTTGATGATGATTTGACAAAGTATGTTTTTGATACTAGGGAGGTTATTGATAACGTCCATGACAATCAGTGGTTGAAGATATATTTTAAGAAAGAAACTACGTTTGAAGGTAATAAAGAGGCTTGTTTTTACCTTGAAAAGTGGAGAGATTATGGAGAGAAATCTCTATTACGTCTACCCACTACTCACCCTTCACGTTTGATAATTCGTGATAGGTTGGCTGAAATAAAGAAGGCTCGTGATTATCTTAGAGCGAGCGCTACTAATTGTACACGTAAAGAACCGTTTAATATGTACATTTATGGTGTACCTGCAGCACATAAAACCGACCTTACAGCGAGTATGATTGGTATTGTGTTAGATGTCCAGGGATATAAACAGCCCTATAGTAAGCAACATTTGTATGTTGCTCCTTTGGCATCCCAAAAACATGTTTCTGGCTACAATGGACAAGCTGCGTGGGTTTGGAAGGAGGCCTTTCAACTCGCAACGACTGCTGAAGAGAGGCCTAATATACCATCTTTATTGATTGGTTTTACTGGTACAGACCGGTTTAATTTACCATCTGCTGGTCTTGAAGACAAGGGATTAGTAGATTATTCTAGTACATGCAATGTATTAGAGACTAATTTATCCAATCCTAAGTTATTATTTGATATTAATGAACCTGCCGCTTTTTGGCGTAGGTGTCATGTAATTATTAAGGTAAGTTTACCCGAGTATATTGATGTAGACGGCGTCAAATATCCTCAAAAACCCGAAAAGGATGGTTCATTCAGTTATGTACAGGGAACTCCGATTCCCGATGATATGGATGATAGATATATTTTGACAGCTGAACAAGTTGTCATTGTTGATGGTGTTCCAGAACGCCGAACAGTTAAGACTGGTAAGTTTTATGAAGTTGCTAACCATTTGAAGTTAGAATGTCAGAGACGAGAAGCTATCAGTGTTGAACGTGCTCTCAAGGCTGAGAGTATGGAACAAATGACCGTTGGACCTTGTCTACAACCTCATCTGGAAGGTCGACATTGTAAGGCCTGTACTAGAATGTTTCCTGAGGCATTATTCTGGCATGTTGAATTCGTTTATTATTTGAGTGGAATACTCAATAATCTAACGATCTCGACAATTATATTTTATTATTGTCCTCGGTGGTTGAAAGGTTTGTGTCTGTATCGATCTCAAGTAGAGAGTATAGTGCAATCTTGGAGAAGTGCGTGTATTATTTCTCATGATGCCTATGATAAGGTGAAGTTGATTTGTACTATTTTACTTGCAGCAATGATCACTAAGAAAGGATATGAGTGGTGGACACAAGAGAAAGAATATGAACCACAACTTGGTCTTATGAGACCAGATGAGTTAAGTCGCATTCATGCGATTGATAACAAATATGGTGCTGTTAGATCTACCGATTGGTCTACTCCTAGTGTTAAACCGCAGACGTTTAGTATTAAGAATCCTCTTATACATATGTCTCCTAGTGCACAAATCGCACTCAACAATAGGATATCTCAGAATTCAGTCCTGGTGAAGATGACGGGAGAGACTGATGAGTGTTTTACTAATGGTATTTTTATACATGGTAATGCACTTATTGTGAATTCGCACTATTTAAATGTGGTTGGATCAACTAATTCTATTCATTTAGAATTTAGGGTAGATTCAGATCGTTCCCACAAACAAGTAGTTGAAGTTATATCTGATCGTAAGATAAGAGATTTACACAATGGTTTGTGTGTTATCTACTTACGAGAAGTGCGCACTAAATCTATTAAGAATTACTTAATACGCGATTTGAGTCTTTTACGCCCAGGTACTAAGTTGTTAACTTATACTTTTAAGGGTGTTAGAGAGTCATCATTTGTTGGTTTCGAAGACCGTGATTTGAACACTGGTGATAAGAAACAACGAGTTATTGTCGCCAAAGAGATGGGTACACCATTTATTGCTGGAGATTGTGGTTCGGTAGTTGTGGCCATGTTAGAAAGTTCTAATATGCTCATTATTGGTGTGCATGAAGGTCGTATTAATGATTTGAAACAACAAGTTATTATATCTATGACCTATGATGCGTTTGATAGTTATTTAGATGTTAGTAAGGTAGTGTATCCTTTAGAAGCTCAATCGTTTTCCAAACCTTTGGCAGCTAAGATAATACAACCCCCTACTCAATCACTATTGATGCACATTCCTGCATGTGAAGTGGCTATCTCTATTATCGGTGGATTAGAGGGAGAAGCTAATCACCGTGATCCCTCAGGTGTGTGCAAAACTGGAGTAAAGTTTTGTCTCCCACTTACTGAGGGACTAGGTGCTCCAGAGATGCGTAATAAAATTGTTGATGGAAAGTGGATTAACCCCCATTTGTTAAATTTTTATCAGGCATCAAAAGCACCTACTATGCAAATTCCACAAGCGTTCATTGATGATTGTTTGGATTTGTTTATGAAGGATATTGTCTTTGATCCAAATAGACATCCTTGTCCTGTTCCTATTATAGATGCTTGTTCAGGTGGCTTTGGTAACCTAAATGGTACTAATTTACAAACTGCTGCAGGTGTCCCTTTTAAAGGCAAGAAGAATGATTATTTTGATTTAGTGGATATTGCAAATCACAAAATTGCACCAAATTCTATTCTCATGAGTGAGATAGAACATATCGAGTGGTGTCATACCCATGGGATTAGTGCTGCTCAAGTTTTTAGAGCTAGTCTCAAAGATGAAGTGCGTAAAGAGGGTAAAACAGCCAGGCAATTCTTCGCTGGCCCCACCGCTTTCAATATATATTGTAAAATGTATTTAGAACCTGTTTTCGCTGAATTAAGGAGAATGAAATGTTTTACCTCTTTAGAGGGTGTTAACTGTTGTAATCCTATAGAAGTTAGAAATTTACTAAGTAAAATTACTGGTACGGATCTTACTAATTATTCTTTGTTAGAGATAGAACAAATATTAATAGGTAGTGTAGATGTTAAGGTGTTATTTAGTGTCTTTTATGACATGGATTATAAAAGTTATGATAAAGTTAACTATTTTGCATCGATGGTTTGGAGACGAATTACGGAGGAATTTATCCGTGTTTTTCCATATTATCCAGCTCATATTTTACGAGGTATTATGAGTGATTTGTTTTACTGTCTATCGGTGTGTGAAGGTACACTGTATGAAGTAGTTAACCAAGTTTTGAGTGGTTGCTTTGGTGTGGTAATTATTCAAAGCGTCTGTGAATGGTTTATTAAGACCATGGTTTTTGTACTGTGTCACAAACTTAGATTGGGGAGCTTTCCTTTAATTAGTTTGTTTCCATCTCACTCTTTGTGCAATTATGGTGATGATAATATACTAGGTACTGTCATTGGTGACTGTATGAGTGGAGAACTCATGAGTCATGCGTATGAACTACTAGGTATTGGTGTTACTAATGCAGATAAAAGTGTTGGTGCACTTAAAAATAAGCCTTTAGGTGAAATTGAATTTTTGAAGAGAAAATTTTGTGTTCACTCAGAATTAGGTACCGTGATGAAACTTGAACTTAAGTCAATCGCCAAATCTCTCTGTTACTATTTACCTGGTAAAGAGACTTTTGAGCAACGTATGTATGCAACTTGTCAAGGAGCACAACGTGAGTTGGTTTTTCATGGTAGACTAATCTATGATGATTGGTCTGAAAAATTGTTTGAGGATTTGATTTTGCTTTCATTAAATCCAGATTGTTTGATATCATATGATGAGATGATTGAGAAAGCAAAAGAACCAGATTTCGTGACCTGGTAAATGGCACGATTAAGTAAGATTAATTATCTTATTACAACCTTACTTAATATGATCGTAATAAACAGCAATGTCCGATTGATCAACGTGATAAGAATTGTGCAGTTATAGCTATATCTGTACTATATTATAAATAGCTTTCGACTCTAATGCAGAGACTCACTCTATAAATGAGACCCAGACAGTGGTGGGTAATGATATCACTGATTCGAACTTTACGACTCTTATTGACGCCCCAATTATTCCAACTCTTCCTGAAGATTTGTGGTATCAGCGTCCAATTAAGATTGATAGTTCATATAACGGAGTGGGAACAGACTTCGTTAAGATTGCAGATGTTCCAACGAAATGGCTTGCTGATAATCTTGTTCTCGCTAGAATTAAGAATGTCCACTTAATACGCCCTACTTTCAGAGTTAGAGTGCGTATTAGCCCAATACCAACTATTTATGGCAAATTTGTAGTTGCTTTAGGTATGAATATGGACTTTAATTATGCAACTAATTTTGTCACTGCTGACAACATATTTGATTTACCCCATTGGAATATGGCCCCTTCCACTGTTAATATGATCGAATTTGATGTCCCATTTGTTTATCCAATTTCTTATTGGAGTTTAAATAATACTAGTACTGGTATTGATGTTAGTGATCTGAACATTTCAGGTAGTGCCAACACACCACATCCATTCGTGATTATTTTCCGTGCTAAAGATATGGGTAGCACACAAGCTGTGTTTCCAGGTCTTACAGTCAATATT